ACCTAACCACGGACGCAAGCAAAGCCGCGGCCAAGGAAAAGGTTAATTACTAACAAACAAAATGGCTAATCGCTACACCTTTAATACCACTCTCGAAGGCTTTATTAAACTTGATGAACCTTCGGGTAAGTTCAACTCTATGGCTTTTGCATTTAAAATGCCAGCTAATGTACTTGAACAAGTTGAAGAAGACTACGTTGGTCTAATGGATTGGGCTAAATCTAAAGTACCAAATCCTAATCGAGTAACTATCGCTGCTCGTAAATGGGATGAAGAAGGCCTCGTTAAATACAGCTTCGGTGGAGACACCAACCGACCAGACCTTGTTTTTGTTGACACTGAGGGATCAATCCTTGATAAGTCCACGCGCGGATCAATTCGCAAAGGCACCAAAGTCCGAATCATTTGCGATCAAAAACCTTATACCAAGCCTAATCTTGGAACGACTATCAAAGTATTGGGCGTTCAAGTTGTTGAACTTGTAGCTGGTGAAGTTGCTGATTCAGGTAACCTTAGCCCTGATGATGTTGTGGCAATGTTTGGTAAGGAACCTGTAGCAGGGTTTGTTGCTGCATCGCCATCACCAAAAGCAGCGGAAGGCGCAAACGCTGAAGCTTACGATGATTTCTAGTAATGGCTTACCGCTCCAAATTTGAGGAGCAGGTTGCAAAGACGTTTGATAAACAGGGCCATACATATTTGTATGAGCCTTCAAAAATACCTTACTCATTGTCCTGCTCATATACGCCTGATTTTTGTCTGCCAAATGGCATTTATTTAGAGACAAAAGGCTTTCTCAAGCCGAACGACAGGCGCAAACATATTGCAATTAAAGATCAACATCCAGAGCTTGATATTAGGTTTGTGTTTATGAGAGATAACAAACTCTCAAAAGGTTCCAAGCATTCATATATGTCTTGGGCTGAGAAACATGGATTTAAAGCTTGTGTCTGGCCCAATGTCCCTTCTGACTGGTTTGATGACTGATCCATTTGATGACTATGTTCGACGCTCCACCAAGTCACTTCTAAATCACTTTCTTGATCTAGGAGTGCCAACTGAAATGATTTTGCCAGCAATGGATGAAGAGATGGACCTCTTTGAAGTAATCATTTACGACAAAAGTCCTTCTAATGGCTAACGAAAGTGTCCCCATACAGAGTCATGTTGCTTGTCCAAATTGTGGCAGTAGTGATGCTCGAACTATTTATAGTGATGGCCATTCCTACTGTTTTTCTTGTAACCATCAAACGAAATCTTTGACAGAGGAATCTTCCGGTACAACCTACGCACCCCGTGGGTCTTTCACCTACTCCGGTGAACAGATTGCATTACCCAGCCGTAAAATCTCATTCGAGACTTGCAAAAAGTTTAATGTGCGAGGGGCCTCTGGTCCTGTTATTCGCTTCCCGTACACCTCAGTATCTGGCCAAGTTGTTGGATACAAAGAAAAGGATACGGAAAAGAACTTTCGCTGGGTGGGTAAGAACGCTGAAAAACGGCTGTTCGGTCAACAACTTTTTGGTGGCTCTAAAAAGACTTTAGTAATTTCAGAAGGGGAGCTCGATGCCCTTGCAATTTATGAGTCAAGGCCAAAATGGCCGGTGTGCTCCATTTTTAGTGGGGCTGCTGGGGCTTATCAGGATTTGCAAGCCAACATCAAATTCTGTATGGAAGCAGATGAAATCATTCTTCTGTTTGATCAAGACGAGCCAGGTCAAAATGCCGCTGTTAAGTGTGCATCATTGTTTCCTCCTGATAAATGTAAGATCGGCCACTTAGCTGGTTATAAAGATGCGTGCGAAGCCTTAATGGCTAACGATGCAGAAGCCATCCGTCAGGCGATTTGGAACGCATCACCATACAAACCTAAAACAATTATTGATGGAAGAGATTTACTGGAGGACCTACGTCGTCCAACCATTGGCAGGGATGCTGATTGGTTTGTCGACGATCTCAATACCGTTACTGGCGGTTTGCGCCGGGGTGAACTCGTCCTTTTTACCGGGCCGACCGGGGGCGGAAAGTCAACATTCTTGGGTGAACAAGCACAATCGCTTATCAAACAAGGAAAGATTGTTGGATACATTCCCTTAGAGGAAAGCACCCGCCGTACAGGTTTACGCCTAATGAGTGTCGAGGCTAATAAGCCTTTGCATATTGACAACACACTAGATGAAGATGCTTTTAACGAGGCTTTTGAAAAGAGTGTGGGGTCTGGCAGACTCTTTCTACGAGATGGTTTTGGGTCAGTAGATGTTGACTCAATTCTTTCTGATATGCGTTACTTAGTTAAGGCAAAAAATGTTGAGTGGATCATTCTTGATCACATATCAATCATGATGTCTGGTAATGCAAGTTTCGATGAACGTAAATCCCTAGATGAAGCAATGACAAAATTACGTTGCTTTGTTGAGGAAAATCAAATAGGTCTAATTCTTGTTTCTCACTTACGTCGTACCTCTGGAGATCAGGGACATGAAGACAATGCGGAAATTGCTATTTCGCTTAGCCACCTTCGCGGCTCGCAGTCTCTCTCTCAGCTCTCGGATATTGTGGTCTGCCTACAGCGGGCTGTGTCAAAAGGTTCTCCTGAAGCAACGCTGCATACAATCAAGAACAGATTCCTTGGGACGACTGGGCATTCGGGCTCGCTCTCTTACAACCCCAGTACCGGACGAATGGTTTCAACCAGCAAGTCCAAGCCCAGAGGAGTTTTTGAAACGGAAGACTTTTAAAGTCAACCACATGGTTTTGTTTCTAGATGAACAACGACACCATCATCTTAAACAATATGTTGACCAGGCTTTAGAGGGAACTCTTGGACAACACTTGATCAGCGTTTTGTATAAAGAAAATCATCCAGCTCTTATCTACTCATACAAGATTAAGCAAACTCCAACACTTCTTATTTTTAATAAAGACGTGGATGAGATTGCACGAATAATCAATGAGGAGTTATTAACTGTTCCCTTCTTCCGTAAAGCCCTTTTATTAGCAGGTCATGAGACTTTTATTTGACTGTGAGACAGATGGTCTCTTACGAAAGTTGACAACCATACACTGCCTTGTGGTGATGGACATTGACACAAAAGAGATCTTTGAGTTTGACGATTCTGGTCAAAGGGAAACGATAACTACTGGGCTTACTTTGCTTATGGAGGCAAAAGAGCTATGGGGGCATAATCTAACTGGCTTCGATATAGAAGCGTGTCGTTCGGTTTACCCCTTCTTTCACCCCCGTTGCAAGGTCTATGACACGTTGATTCTGTCCCGGCTTTTTTATAACGACTTGGTTGACCGAGACCTGCGATCTACCCCAGCAAATATGCCTGCTCAGTTATACGGCAGACATAGCCTTGAGGCCTGGGGCTATCGGATGGGTGTCTACAAGTCTGAGTTTGGTAAGCAACTCGACGGTGACTGGTCAACCTATTCACCACAGATGCTGAAGTATTGCGTTGGTGATGTAAAAGCCAACCTTCCTTTGGTTGAGATGTTTGCCCCAAAGATCGTCAAGTATCAGCAAGCCATCGATCTTGAACACGCTTGCGCCAAGATTATGACTTGGCAAGAGCAAGAGGGTTTCCCTTTTGATGTCAAGAAAGCTCAGCAGCTTGAAAGCAAGCTACGGATAGAGCTTGAGGCCTTAGATCAGGAGATGCGATCCAAGATCTGCTTTGTGCCTGGTATTGAGTTCACTCCTAAGCGTGACAACAAAACGCTGGGTTATGTGGCTAATGCCCCAATGACAAGGGTCAAGGATTTCAATCCCACCAGTCGGGAACACATCGCATACATGTTCACCACGATGCGTGGTTGGACGCCTTCAGAGAAGACAGAAACAGGTAAAGCCAAGATTGATGAAACAGTCTTGAAGAGCATTGGCACTGAAGAGGCGCTTAAGTTTGCTCGGATCCTTGAACTGCAAAAAGGTTTAGGCCAAGTCAGTGAAGGAAACAACGCCTGGTTAAAGCTTGTAGAACCAGATGGACGCATCCATCATTCCTGCTTTTTAAATACTGTAACTGGTAGAAATTGTCATGTACGTCCAAACATTGCTCAAGTTAACTCTGGTCATGAGTATCGTGAACTGTTTTATCCTGGGCCACATCGTATTCAATTAGGAGCCGATGCTTCGGGGCTGGAGTTAAGGTGCTTATCGCATTTCTTAGCTGGGTTTGGTAATACAGACTTCGGTAAAGAAGTAGTTGAAGGTGACATCCACCAGCGTATGGCGGATATAGCGGGCGTCTCTAGGAAGGTCCAAAAAAGTATCACCTATGCGTTGTTATATGGAAGCGGCTCACTCAAATTAGGGTTAGTTGCTGGTGCATCCAAACAAGATGCAGCCAAACGTGGTGCTGAATTAAAAGAGAAACTTCTGACTGGTATCGATGGTTTTAAAGACCTAGTTGATGCTGTGCAGAAGAAGGCTGAATCAGGTTATTTGCGAGGGCTGGATGGTCGCCCCCTCAAAGTTCGTAAACCTTTTGCGGCATTAAATACCCTCTTGCAGGGGGCGGGAGCCTGCATTTGTAAGGCTTGGCTTGTTCGCTCAAATGAGTTACTTAAAGAAGCCAAGATTGATTATTGGCCCTTAGCTTTCGTACACGACGAGATGCAGCTAAGCGTTGATAAAAACGACGTAACTATGGCGACCGATTTGATAAAGATGGCTATGAAAGATGTCGAGCATACAACTAAATTTAGAGTTCCCCTTGACTGCGATGTGCAGACAGGAAGTAACTGGGGAGACACTCACTAAAGAATGTAGGAAATGTGGTGAAGTTAAACCTATTGCTGAGTTCAGTTTGTTTTCAGTTGTTGGTAGTTCGGGAAGGCGCAACACTTGTAAATCTTGTGAATCCGAGATGGCAAGCCTACGAAAGCGACTTAAAAAAACTCACCCCAAACCCGCCCCTGGACCGTGCCCTGTCTGCGGTAAGCACACGGTCAAATGGGTTTTAGATCACAGTCACACATCCAATACATTTCGAGGTTACATCTGCAATGACTGCAACCTTGGTATGGGGAAATTTGATGACAACCCAAACATTATCTACAAAGCTTGGAAGTATTTAACTAATGCTACAACAACCAACACTTCTCATTGATGCCGATCCAATTTGCTACAAATCAGCAACTATTGCTGAAGAAGAATTGGAGTATGACCCTGACACTACGGTAATTATTGGTGACTTTAAAAAGGGTAAACGAATGGTCAAGCAGTTCCTTGATGATCTGATGACTCGTTTTGATACTACCTATGTAGAGTTACATTTTACTAGCACTACTAACTTCAGAAAAGAAGTATGTCCTTCCTATAAAGGTAATAGGACTAAGCGTAAACCTTGTGGTTACTCCAAGCTTAAAAACTGGACAAAGCAAAACTACAACTTTGTCGAGATCGAAGGGCTTGAAGCTGACGATAGCTTAGGTATTGCTGCGACTGCAGGACATCATTCTAACTTTGTCTTATGTAGTCCTGACAAGGATTTACAGCAGTTTGCTTGCAGGATCTGGAACGGTAAGGAAGAGTTCACTCAAACTCAGGAAGATGCCACTCTCAAGCGGTGGATGCAAGCTTTAACCGGCGACGCCACTGATGGCTACAAAGGGCTTATCGGATGTGGCCCTAAAAAAGCAGAGGTCATTCTTAGTAAAGTTAAAGACGGTAACTATTACAAAGCCGTTAGAGCTGCTTACATCGAAGCGGGTCTTACTGAACAAGATGCAATTACTAATATCCGCTTAGCAACCATACTTGGCACTAACGACTGGGATGCCAAGGCTCGTAAACCCATACTCTTTACTCCTGATGAATAACTACGTTTTATACCTTTGTGTCATTATTTTAGCTATCTGCATTGTTGATAAAAATATTCCTTCTTATTTATATCTACAGCTAAAGCTTCAGTGGATTAATACAATTATGTTCTGCTGGAAACTTCGCTTTAAATGGTTCTTTTTCCGACAACGATTTCGATGAACAAACAAGATCCGCAACACTACAAAACCAAAGGTATTGAGGTTTGGGATTACATCCAACAAAACAAACTGTGTTACTTCAAAGGCAACATTCTTAAATACTTGATTCGTGCTGGCTCTAAGCCTGGCGAGTCAGAGCTGGATGATCTCCGTAAAGCAAGTGTTTACTTAGACAAACTTATTTCAATTAAAGAACATGAATCACGTTCAGCAAGCGATCGAATTCAGGAGCTGTATGACGCAGCCTATTTCAACTATGAGTCAGAAGACCCTAGCCTTGCAAACCCGTTTGATCGCTGAAGAAACTGAGGAGCTAATGGAGGCTACTCGGCTTATGGCCTTCAATATGGATGAGGCAAAAGTCAGGGCTGACTGTCTTAAGGAATTAGCAGATGTAGGTTATGTCTGTTATCAACTAGCAGCGGCCTTCGGTTGGGATCTGGATGAAGCCTTGGATCGTGTTCATGTAAGCAACATGAGCAAACTTGAAAACGGTAAACCTGTCAAAGATGAAGAAGGTAAAATCCTTAAATCTAAAAACTATCAACCACCATCATTAATTGATTTAGTATGAGTGCTGTTTCGCTAGTCCATTGCACCCAAAACGCAGAAGAACTAATTGTTGATATGGCAAGGGTATCAAACCCTGCTAATCAAGCAGCCAAGTTAGATGGTACTAAACTGCTTAAATATCTTATTAAGCACAAGCATTGGTCACCTTTTGAGATGGCTTCAATGTGTGTACGCATTGAGTGTACTAGGTCAATAAGTCCACAGTTGCTTAGGCATAGATCTTTTTCGTTTCAGGAATACTCACAACGCTATGCCGTTGTTCCTGATACGCCTGAACTGCCTGCCTTTCGTAGGCAAGACAATAAAAACAGACAGAACTCACACGATGATCTCAATGAGTTCTTTGTGCAAGAGTTGCAATTAAAGACGTTGGTATTGTTTCAGCAAGCCTCTAGTCTTTACAACTATATGTTGGAGGCAGGAGTTGCAAAAGAATGTGCAAGAAATATTCTTCCCTTGGCATCACCCTCTGTTCTTTATATGCACGGCAATATTAGGTCTTGGATTCATTATTGTGACCTTCGATGTGATCCCTCAACCCAACTTGAACATAGAGACATTGCAGATAATATTAAACAAATTATGTACGACCAATTTCCCACTATCTCACAAGCAGCATTTCAATGACCAATAGTAACTTTCCTGAAAATGCACCATCTGCCAACCCTGTTTTTTACCGCACCTATAGCCGCCGTAAAGGCAACAAAAAAGAGCATTGGGGTGATGTAGTTAATCGTTGTGTAGAAGGCCTTAATCAAGTAGGTAAACTCACTACAGATGAGTCTGTACTCATCCAGCAACAAATGGAGCAACTGCACTCGCTACCCTCCGGGCGTTGGTTGTGGGTAGGTGGTACTAAATGGATCAGTCAACCTCAAAACTTCTCTGGTGCTTATAACTGTACCTCTACTGATCTTAATGACCTGGAGTCTTTCTCATTGCAGATGGCTCTTCTGATGATGGGATCTGGAACGGGGGCTATCATTGAACCGCGCTGCATCTCTAATCTCCCAAACATCAGTTGTAGCTTTGAGTTTGAGGTATTAGATAACATTGGTGAATTCAAAGGAGCGCGTAATGAGAACACTGGGCTGCACATTAACGAGGAGAATTGCGCCACTATTATTGTTGGCGACTCTAGGGAGGGTTGGGTAAACGCCTTCCTACTTCTTCTTAGAATTGCAACTGGTCAAGAAAACATCAATAAAGTTGTTGTTGACCTTTCACATGTACGCCCTGCCAATACGCCGATTCAAGGTTTTGGTGGCGTCTCTAATCCCGTTAAACTCGCCCATTTTTATCGCCGTGCAGGAGAGATTCTCCAAAAAGCATACGGGCGTAAACTTACCTCTGTCGAATGCTGTCTACTACTTGACGAATCATCCCTTGCTGTTGTCGCTGGCAATGTCCGGCGTAGCGCTGGGATGCGTCAGTTCATCAGCGATGATGAGCTAGCAGCTGTAGCAAAGGACAATCTCTGGCAACAGGGTGAGGACGGTAAATGGCGCATTGATCCTGAAAGGGATGCCTTGCGTATGGCTAATCACACCAGAGTCTTTCATCACAAACCTACATATAAGGATGTAGAAGACTCTGTGCGTAAGCAATTCTGGAGTGGGGAAGGTGCCATTCAATATGCACCAGAAGCTATTGCTCGTTCTAATACTGATCTTCTAGATACAGCTAATCGTAAAAAAGAATTTCTTAAAGCTTACGAACAGGATGAGTCTTTAGCTCGTAACTATCTTTGGAAGCTAGATACACTGATTAGTAAGCAAGAACTCGACCACCGTATGGGTCGATATGGGCTAAACCCCTGTGGTGAAATTCTTGGAAAAGACTTTCATTGCAATCTTTCTGAAGTACATCTAAACACTTTAGATCCCACTGACCACTTAGCACAAGAGCGTGCTTTCCGTGCTGCAGCTATTGCAGCTGCCTCGCTTCTCCATCACAATTTTGTAGTGGATCGCTATCAATACAGCCGTAGGGTTGATCCAATTGTTGGTGTCAGCTTTACAGGTCTATTTGATTTCTTTGTAATGGCCTTCGGAAGTGAGTGGTTGAAGTGGTGGGAACTTGGCCGTCCTGACACTCCTATTGGAATTATCTTTGCTGCTCAAGAGCAGGAATTTCTTTCCTATTGGAAGGATATTGTTGAGGAAACTGTTGAGGACTATTGCCGTAAACATAGTCTTCGAGTTCCTAACAGAACGACAACTGTTCAACCGGCGGGTACTAAGTCTTTATTGACAGGTGCTTCTCCTGGATGGCACCCCCCCAAAGCTGCTCGGTTTATCCGTCGTATTACTTTTGGGAAAAATGATCCTGTTGCCTTGGCTTGTGAAGCTTATGGTTACAAGATTATTCCTTCTCAATCTGATCGAGATGAAACCGGAGCATTACTAGAGGATCCTCGTGATCCAAGATGTACTGAATGGTTGGTTGAAATTCCTACCGAAACATCCTGGGCAAATATGCCTGGATGTGACTCCATTGACATCAATGCTTTTAGTGTTGAAGCTCAATATAAATTTTATATGCAAGTTCAAACTTATTACACCACTCACAATACTTCAGCAACTCTGGAGTTTCGTGAGAATGAGATTGAATCCCTGTCTAAATTGATTTATGAATCTATTGAGAATGACAGTGGATACATCTCTGCAGCATTGCTGGCACGTTTTGATGCAAACGAAACTTTTCCGCGTCTGCCGTTTGAACCTATTTCTAAATCACAGTTTGATGCTATGCAATCAGAAGTAGTGTCTCGCCGGATTACCAGTGACTTTTCTCTAGCTATGGAATCCTTTGGGACCAATCTTGGGGATGGTCAAGGTCCTGCTGCCTGTGATTCTGATAAATGTCTTTTTGCTGAATCAAAACCAAAGTAATGATTATTACCGAAGATCTCGGCCTTGCGTCCCTTTCATCAGGGACCCTCAAGGGCGTGGTGGCTGAACTGGATTCATTGTTTCCAGATGTCTACCCAGACTATTTAACTGATCCAAGAGAGCTTGCTTACAGAGCTGGGCAACTCTCTGTCGTTCGGCTTTTAAAAGTAAAACTCGACAAAACCTAAGGAGCAAGATTATGTGTGGTGGTGGTGGTGGAAGCAAAGGCCCATCTAAAAAAGAAAAGAGAAAAGAGCAGGAGCGGCAAGACAGAATTAACCGAGAAAATCAGGAGCGTTATGAGCAACAAATTGCTGAGCAGGCAAGGATCAATGAAGAGAATAATGCCCGTCTTCAGGAACAATTTCGTATTGGGCGAGAAGACTCTGAAAGGCGTTATCAGGAAGGTCTCTTAGCACAACAAAACCGGGCTGTTCTAGATCAAAGAATGGCAGAACAAGCCCGTATTCAACAAGAGGCACAACTTGCTGCACAACTAAAAGCTCAGCGAGAGGCTGAAGAGCGTGCTCGTCTTGAAGCTGAAAAGGCTAGAAATCTTGGCCGCTCAACAGAAGCTGCTGAGGCAGGCGTTGTTCAAAAGAACAAGCAGATGAAAAAATCCAAGAAAAAAGCACGTCTTGGTACTAAGCAGTTGACTAAGGATCTAAATCCTCTGGCTATTAACACTCTGGGTATTGCTAAAAAAGGCAGTAAATCTAGTAATGGTCTAAACATTGCTCAAATTAAAAAGTATTAATAAATGGAAAAAACAGTAGCAGCTGAATACGCCCGGCTGTCAGCTAACAGGACTCAGTTCCTAGACGACGCAAGAGCATGTGCCAAGTTAAGTGTCCCGTACATGATGCCGCCTAGCGGCCACTCTGGTGGGAACAAACTACATACACCTTGGCAATCAGTCGGTGCAAAAGGTGTAAATGTTATGGCATCTCGTCTGATGTTGAGCTTGTTCCCTGTCAATGCAAAATTTTTTAAGTTGCAAATTGCTGACGGGGCCTTAGCTCAAGACCCAGATATTGATGCACAAGCAAGGTCTGAAATTGATCTTGTCTTGTCAAAGATGGAACGTGTTGTGATGCAGGACGTGGCCGAAAAGGCTGATCGTGTCCTTCTTCACCAAGCTATGAAACATCTAGTTGTTTCTGGCAACGTTTTGGTATTTATGGGTAAGAAAGGTCTGAAGCTATACCCTCTAGATCGCTATGTAATCCGTAGAGATGGCGATGGTCAGGTTACTAAGATCATCACTGTGGAGGCTGTAGATGCCGACACAATGCCTGATTATGTCCCTAAGAATAATGGCGTACAACCTGCAAATCATGTGGGTGAGCCTGGTGGTGGTATTCCTTCTGATCTAAAAATCGATCCCAGTAGCAATGAAGTTGCTGTCTATACCTGTGTAAAACTTATAGACGGTCAATGGAAATGGTATCAGGAAGTTGATGGACAGATCCTTGAAGGTTCTCAGTCTTCAGCACCAAAGACAGCCAATCCCTGGCTCGCTCTTAGGTTCAATGTTGTAGATGGCGAAGATTACGGTCGGAGCAGAATTTCTGAATATCGTGCTGATCTTCAAAGTCTTGATTCTTTAATGCAGAGTCTTGTCGAAGGAGCAAGTGCGAGTGCGAAAGTAGTTTTTACAATTTCACCTAGTGCAACTACTAAACCTAATCAATTAGCCCAAGCTGGCAATGGAGCTATTATCCAAGGCCGACCAGAGGACATAGGTGTAGTTAGTGTTGGCAAACAAGGAGATTTTAAAACAGCTTATGACATGGTTCAAACTTTGACCCAGCGTCTAAGTGAAGCTTTCCTTGTCTTTACTCCTAGAGATTCCGAACGCACAACAGCCGAAGAAATCAGATTTACCCAACAGGCCTTGGACGAAATGTTGGGAGGAATCTATGCCTCTCTAACTACAGAACTACTCGAACCTTTTATTAATAGAAAGCTGCTAGTTCTGCAACGTCAACGAATGTTGCCACAGTTACCAAAGATTAATGGTAAACCTGCTGTCTTCCCGACAGTGGTTGCTGGTCTCGAAGGCGTAGGCCGCGGCCAAGATCGTGAAGCATTGATGATGTTTATGCAAACTTTGGCACAGACCCTCGGGCCTGAGGCGATGCTTGCAAACCTAAATCCTGATGAAGCGATTAAACGCCTCGCAGCATCAGCAGGAATTGATTATTTGGGCCTTGTCAAGACGCCTGAACAGAAACAGCAGGAATCAGAGGCTGCACAGCAGCAGGCACAGCAGCAGGCAATCCTTTCACAAGCCGGTCAACTGGCTAAATCCCCTCTGGCTGACCCTGATAAAAACCCCGCACTTATGGAGCAAATGAATGGCGGAGCCGAAGAAGAAGCAATCCCCGCTGAAGGAGGAGGTCCTATTGAAGAAGGAGTCCCCGAAGCAGGAATCTAAGCCTTCAAACAAATACGCACCCACTCAAAAAGTTCGCCCAAGTATTGGTGCATCTCGTGTTGGTCAACCCAATGCGGGGCGTGTCACTGCTGCGAATCTCAACACCGTTAAAATCACTGTTCACTGATGACCACAACTACATTTAATCCCCAAGATGAAGCCTCTGAGGCTGCGCGTGTAGAAGCCGAAGCGCGAGCGTTGCAAAGTGGCGAAGAGTTAATTGCCAAGCAAGAAGCAGCTGCTCAAGAAAAGTTTGACTCAGATCAAAAGGCTCTTGATACAGAGGCCAACTATGCCGGTAAATATAAATCTGCTGAGGAGCTTGAAAAAGCTTACTTGGAACTTCAGAAAAAGCTTGGGGACCGCACCGAGGACTCAGAGGAGCAGCCTGTTGCAGAAGAGCAAGAGGAGGCCTCTGAAGAGACCGAGACAGAAGCTGAGCCTACTGAGGCTTATCAATCCCTTGAAGCCGCTTCTCAGGAGTATGAGGAGGGTGGGCAGCTATCCGAGGCAACCCTTGAAAAGCTCTCCCAACTGGATAGCAAAGAGCTAATCGAGAATTGGGTGGAATACGTCAATAGCTCGAAGCCTGAACAGCCCGCAGGAGCTATGCCCCAAGAGGAAGTAGACAGAATCATGGGTTCTGTTGGGGGCACTGACCAATACGAAACAATGGTCGGCTGGGCTAGTGAGGCCTTGGCTCCTGATGAGATTGCGGCTTATGATTCTGTGGTTTCCAGTGGTAACCCTGATGCCATATATTGGGCAGTACAGGGGCTTAGATCGAAATACGTCGAGTCCAATGGTTACGAGGGTAAGCAGGTATCTGGTGTAAGGGCTCCGCGTCCTGAACCCGGTTTCCGTAGTCAAGCCGAATTGGCTCGGGCTATTTCTGACTCTCGTTACCGCGACGATCCCGCATACAGACTCGACGTTCAAGACAAACTTGCGCGATCTGGGGATCTCATGTAAACGTCTCGGAAAAGGCGTCGGTTACGAAAGGGTGCTCTGGCTGAGTTTGGGGGGTTCGATTCCCCCCTCACCTTATTAAGGAAGCTTCGGACCTTGTAAAAAACCAGCCCGATATATCTGGGCCTTGAAAGAGATACCCCATTCGGTGTAATTACTCGACAACTGAATACTTTTTTAAGTGAAGATCTTCATAGCACATATTTAACTTTTTAACTTTTAAATAAACATGGCAAACATGAATCTTACGCGTCCAGGCGCGTCAAATGGAGGCAGCGATTCTCGCGCCTTGCTACTCAAGCTGTTTACTGGAGAGGTGTATGAATCTTTCCGTACAGCCCTAATCGCCAAGCCTCTTGTTCAGAGCCGTACTCTGACTAACGGCAAAGAAGCCCAATTCATCCATACCGGGACCATGACGGCGGGTTTTCATACGCCGGGAACCCCACTACTCGGTAATGGAAGTGGTACAGATGGTGCCCCTAAGCAAGCCGAAACCACCATCACTGTAGACCAACTACTTATTTCTCAAGCGTTCGTTTACGAACTCGATAGTGTTCTTGCTCACTACGATATTCGCGGCCCAATTGCTCGTCAAATCGGACAAAGTTTGGCCGAACATTATGACCGTCGTATCTTCCGTGTGCTTGATCGTGCAGCAGTAGCCACGGCTCCTGTTACAGGTGAACCCGGTGGATTTACTGTTGGATTGGGTGCAAATAACGAGTACAATGCTCAATCTTTAGTCGACGGTTTCTTTGAAGCTGCGGCTGTATTAGATGAACGTTCTGCTCCTAAAGATGGCCGAGTAGCTGTACTTAGCCCCAGGCAATATTATAGCTTAATTTCTAGCGTGGACACTAATATCTTAAATCGGGATATTGGCAACACCCAAGGTAATTTGAACTCTGGCGATGGTCTTTATGAGATCGCCGGTATCAAGATTCAAAAGTCCAACAACATTCCTTTCCTCGGAAAGTATGGTGTGGCCACTGGTACAGCTATCGAAGATACCGATACTACCAATGAGAAGAATGACTACGGTGATACCACCGACTTCAGCAACTCTTGCGGATTGATTTTCCATCGTGATGCAGCGGCTGCCGTAGAGGCAATTGGTCCTTCTGTTCAAACTTCTGGTGGAGATGTTTCCATCATGTATCAGGGTAAGTGATTGCCCCTTTAGCGAGTAATCGTTAAATAAACACTGGATGAATTCAGGGAAACCTAAGGCGAAAGCTATGGCAATCCTGAGCTAAGCCTCTCAAGCGTGAGAGGAAAGTGCATCGACTAGGTGGTGTGACACGCTTGTCACGTAATACACCAATAGCGTCCGGCACCCAAAGGGGTGAAGATATAGTCAGAGCCACATTAAAGTGTGGATAACTTGGATCTCGTTGTGGGACGCCTTGCAATGGGCGCAGGCGCAGTCCGCGTCTCTGTTGCAGGTGCTTTCCGTAACACCTGATTTTATGGGGGTCTTATGGCCCCTTTTTTAGTCTCCAGACCGAGACGACCAACCTTTGCAAATATGAAACCTAAATGTCTGCACGTACAACCGTCCTAGATGCCGTAAACCAGATGCTTTCTTGCATCGGCGGTGCGGCTGTCGTAACACTCGACACCGATAACCCTGAAGTTTTCACCGCACAGTCCATCTTGGAAGAGACGACACGTAACGTATTAGCAGAGGGGTGGAACTTTAATACTGAATTGGAATATCCATTTCCAATACAAACAAATGGAGAGATCGGTGTCCCCGATAATCTCATTAGTTTTACTTTATCCTTCTACAAGCACGGTGCTGATCGTGACTTGATCGTAGAACGTGGAGGTAAATTCTATAACAAGAAAGATCATACCTACACCTTCACAGAAACCATCTATGCAGATGTGGTTTGGTATTTCCCGTTTGTGGAGTGCCCTCAACCAATGAAGGAATACATCACAGCAAGAGCCTCACGTATTTATGCCAGTCGTCTGGTGACTTCTGAAGAGCAAGTACAACTTATTGCTCAAGATGAGTCAGCTACTAGAACTATCTGCATTGAGTATGACACAGCCACAGGCAAGCCGAACGTGTTTGGCCTGCAAGATGGCACCAACAACTACATTTCTTATCAGCCTTATAGATCCCTTTTGCGATAAACAATGCCTGTATCCGTTTCCCAACGCATCCCAAATTTGTTGGGTGGCGTTTCACAGCAACCAGACTCTCTTAAACTGCCTGGTCAACTTACACAAGCTGATAACTGCTTACCAGACCCCACGTATGGATTACTTAAGCGTCCAGGTTTAAAGCTTATTTCTAGCCTCGCTGGAGCAACTGCTGACGGTAGATGGTTTTCTATTTTTCGCGACTCGCAGGAAAAGTATATTGGCCAGTTTGATACTACGGGTACACTCCGTATGTGGAATGCCTTTTCAGGGGCAGCTGCTACTGTTAATCCCCTTAGTACAGCAGCGACAGCTTATGTAAATGGTGTCTCTGAAGCCGACTTCGAGATGCTACAAATCAATGATTATAACTTTGTTTTAAACAGAAGTAAAACTGTTGCAACATTACCAACTTTAAGTCCTACCCCAAGCCCTGAAGCTTTGATTGTCTTGCGTATTGCAGGTTATCAAACTTCTTACACCGTTACACTTGATGGTCAAGCTTATAACTACAATACACCAGCTACCGGTACTGTTTCTATTAAGTCAGTAGTAGCTGGTATTGCAAATAGAATCCCAAATACTTATACGACAACTACTATTAGTAATGTAATTCATATTACTAGAGTAGATAATGCTGATTTTACTATTGAAGCTAAAGGTGGATTGAATTCTATTGCTGTAGAAGCATATAAAAGCTCTGTTCGTGATGTAGCTGATTTGCCTGGATCTTGTGTTGCGGGGATGGTACTTAAGATTCAAAATTTAGCAAATCTAAATGGCGACGAATATTATGTAAAATTTGTTGTCAATGGAACTGAACCAAAAGGCGTTGGTAGTTGGGAAGAGACTGTTGCTCCGGGCATTATTACAACTATTGATCCCGATACAATGCCTCACGCGATTATCCGCGAAAGTGATGGGACTTTTACGTTTCGATCTCTTAATGAAGCAGATAAGGATGGAGACGACTTGTATTGGGTTGAGCGTCGTATTGGTGACGACACATCAAATCCTATGCCTACAGTGGTTGGTAGCCAGATAACGGGATTAAGTTTCTTTAGAAACCGACTTGTTTTACTTGCAGGTGCCAATGTAATCTGCTCACAACCTAGTAGTTTTTTCAATCTTTTTCGTATTTCAGCATTAACAACTTCTGATGCAGATGCTGTTGACCTTGCTTCAGGTTCTCTACGGCCAGTCAACTTACGATTTGCTATTGGAGACCAACTAGGCCTCCTGATTTTTTCTGAGCACTCTCAGTTTATGCTTACAGCAGAAGGGGATACGTTTGGACCTAGCAGTGCCCAGCTAAAAGCCTTTAGCACTTTAAACATCAACCCTGATATCTCACCAGTAGATACCGGGACATCAGTCATCTACGTTGATACCCATCAAGGGTTCTCTACAGTGACTGAGATGTTGGTAACTTCTGCTGAAAATAGACCACAGAAAGCCGACCTTTCAAGGACAGCACCTAACTTTGTTCCGGGTGCCCTTAGATCAATGGTTAGTAATAGCTCAGCTACTATGCTGAGTTTGTTGGGTATTCAGAATCCAGATGAATTGTATATCTTTAAATACTTCAACAATGGGACCGAAAGAGTATTGGCGTCTTGGATACGTTGGTTGTTGCCTGGTAATTGCTTATTGCAAACTACTGATCATGATAACTATTTCTTTGTAACATCACAAGAAAATGGTGTATGTTTGTCGTCATGTACGGTCTTAGTAGACGTAGAGGGTACTGCTGTTAATCAAAATGGTATTTCTTATGAATATCGTATGGACTTGTTTGAGAACAATCTTACTGTTGCTTATAACAATATCACAGATACCACTAGAATTTTCTTTGGCACAGACGTATATGACTCAACGCTTACACCTGTTGTTGTTATAGATGATACGCCTACAGAGCGAGGTGTCCTATACATTAATCCTACTCACGGTAACAATGGCACTGACGATTATGTAGAGGTGCCTGGTGACCGGACAACCTCCAATCAAATTACTCTTGGATACCAGTATCAAATGACTGTAGGGCTTCCTAAGTTCTATCGAAAAGCCACTCAAGCAGGTGGTACTGTTCAATCTGATGTGATAAACATACCGCGTGTTCATCGCGTTGTGATTCAAAGCACAGATTCTGGCCCCTTTGAGGCTTCTGTCGCTGTCAAAGGTAGGACTGCTAAAACTTATTCTTTTCAACAAACACTTGCAAACAGCTACATCTCTAACACAGTACCTCTTCCTGAAATTATAGACAACGTTATCCCTGTCTATGGTAAGGGTACAGATTCAGATGTAACTCTTACTAGCAATACACCATTTCCACTTTCTTTTATCGCTGCTACTTGGTTTGGGCTTTATGCAAACAGAGGAATACAATCAATCTAAATATATTAAACCCTGCTCTATGGAGTTGGCTTGGCAAAGTTCAGACCTACTCCGATGGCAGGATAAACAAGAATTGGAGGGTCAAGGGCACCCTCCTTTTTATGCCTTGGCAATGAGTGTTGCTGTTACTGAAGATCCTGTCTCTTTTTACACTCCTGATAATGAGCTAGCTGGCTTTGCAGGAGTAGTTGATGAAGGAGGTGGAATAGGACGTGTATGGATGCTCACCACACCAGCTGTGGAGACAATACCAATTCTCTTCTTTAAAGAAGCCAAGAAATGGTTAGAAAGGCAAGACTACATAATGCTGCACAACACTATGGACCCCAGAAACAAGATGCACCGAAAGCTCTTGAAGATGCTGGGGTTTAAGCGTTTGTGCTATGTGCCCGTAGGTCCAAAACGTCTTACTTACGTCGAATTTGCGAAATTATGTGTGATCCAGTAGTAGGTCTAAGTATTGCTACCTTTGTTGTTGGCACTATTAGTACAGTTGCTAATTACTCCCAACAACAGGCCCAGGCAAGCGCTGCTAGCAACCAACAATTTGCTCAATATCAAGCTCAAAATAGGGCTGCTGAGCAAGCTGCTTTGCAGCAACAGAACAGATCATTGTATGAACTTCAAAACTACAATAATCAAGTCGAGCAAAATAACCAACTAGCTCTTAACTCGTGGCTAAATACAAACCAACAAAGAAATCAGGCCAACTTAACACTTCAATCAGAGTTTTTAGCTGCTCAACAACAAAGAGATTATACTAACCTCAATAACCAGCTTCAATGGCAACAAAACCTAAATCAAGCTATTCTTTCTGACCAACGTGCTGAGACACAACTTCTGCTTAACCAAGAAGGTCTAAATTCTAAACTTGAAGCTAATCAGCGCAAGCAAAATGATGCAGAAGCTTTACGTTCGTTTGAAGCTGAACGTTTACTAGCTTCTAGCATTCAATCTCAAGGATCTATTCTTGCTCAAGGTAGGACAGGACAATCAATTGGTTTAGCTGTTAATAATGTAATTGGCAGTTACGGACGTGACAGAAGAATGTTAGATCGTAACCGTGAATCAGCACTGGCAGACTTTCGTACAGAAAACGTCAATGCTTACTTGGCTAAGGCACAAAAAGATTCTGAAGCAATTGCATCAATTATGCCAAAGCCTATGCAACCCCTTGAATTACCAAACATAGCTTCACCTGTATTTGGGGCTGCACCTAAAAATCCTGTCTTTGCTCCGTTTAGTCTCGATCCAGGGCCTACGAGTGGACCTACTTATGGTGCAATGCCCGTTGGAATTCCTGGTCCTAGTTCTATTGGCTTAGTGGCAGGTATCGGCTCAGCAGCTGTGAGTGGTTATGGCACTTACGTGAAGAATAAAAATCTAATCGATCCCCCTGGAAAAGAAAAAGAATGAGTCAAACACCATTTAGGTCAGTACAGCAGAGAGCTAGTCAATCTGAAGGTATCTCTAATCTAAAAGCTCCTGACCGAAGTAAACAAACTGCGGAGCTTGCACGACAACAAAATATTCAAAACCAAAACGTTCAAACAGCCATAGGGTTAAACCAGAAATTCACTGCTTTTAATCAACAAACTGTTTCAGAAATTGATATTAATAACCAGCGTTTAGTACAATCGCAGCTTAGTAATAACAAAGAGCTAGCCAACAAAGCTCGTCAAATGCGGCAAAGTCAAGGGCTTGCTGACGATAAGATGTTGGCTGATTTTGACAATCAGATTCTTAACCTAAAAAATGCTCAGCAAGTTACAGCTGATCAATTTAAACAACAGCAGGCCATAGATCGTAATGCCTCAATTACTACATTTGGAGAGTCTTTCTTAAAATTTTCCCAGACTTTGGTTGAGGAACGGGCTGAACGCATTAATCAAGCAAACCGCAGGATTCAAGCAGGGGCTATGCTTGATGGCTACTTGGCTCAACTAAACTCTGAAACATCAGCCTTAGATGCTGCACAACAGGCAAGGGTTGATGCAAATGTCACTCTTTCTGATGCCGCTAATGCAGATGAAGCAGCTGGCCGTATTAATGATGCCACTGAGCTACGTTCTAACAATGGTTTTTATAATTATGGTTATCAGGAAGGCGTCGCCCTCAAAGCAGCCGCTAGCATTGGTGGGTATTTAAGTAAGAGGCAAAAGGAGTTTGAGGAAAAATTTCCTTTTGGTAGTCCTAATGCCTATATTATGCAGCAGTCTTTTATAAGAGAAGCTACTGTTGATTTCATTGATCAAAATAATCTTACTTCAGTTCCACCTGAAATTTTAAACAAATACTTCGCTCGTACACTTATATCTAAACAGGCCGAAGTATCTCAAGCATTTAATTCCAAAAATGCTAATTATGTAAAAAAAGCTTCAATAGGTAAAGCTATTAGTGACTTGCGTACAGCAGGTATATCTTACCAAGGACCGTCAGGGGCTGCATTTAATGAGTCAGTATATGCTAGTGATGTCGCAAGATCGCTTACTATTCTTATCAAGGCCGATCCTGAAAATGCTAGTGCAAATGTTAAAAAGGCTTATGATGCAGTGGTAGCGGATGCTAGTGGTGGTAATTTAAAGCCTCTAGAAACTTTTGTAGGCGTACTTCAAGGGGAAGAATTTTTTAGCTATTTTGCTGCTGATGCTCTGAACGATTATCCAACTTTTTTGAAGAAGGAAGAGGAAGATATTAGAAAAGAAATGGCCAGAGAGTCTGCTGAAAAAGGTAATAACCTTTTGCTTGAACTTGAAAGGCTAGAGAACGTTACAGATCCAGCCCTTCGTGATGCACAACGGCAGGAAATAATTAACCGATCAGGCAATTTAGAATCTAAAGATGAGCTTAGAGTTACTAAGGCCGCTAATGAGCTTTCTATCATCAACAAAGAAGCAAATATTGAAGCTAGAGATCTCTGGCTAAATTCTGGAGAATGGACAGCTGAGGATATCAGAAATTGGGCAGAACGAAATAAGCGTCAACTAGGTTCAGAGGTTTATCTAGATACCCTAAGATATGCTGACCAAACCGAAAAGGTAGCCAAAGTTGAGCCTGCTATTAGGGATAAATTTAATCAAGTTAAAGATGCTATTGCTGGTTTAAGTCCTACTCTTACACCGCCACAATTACAAAAAGATGCTACTTTAAGAGATCGTATTAACAATGCTATTAGTCGGAGGCAAGATCAGTTACAACGCCGTTTTAATATATGGAAAAGATCTGAGCAACGTTCCTCTTTTAAAGAGTTTCTTGACGCAAATAAAGATCTTATTGAAAAACCTATTACTGAAAAGGAGTATGCGTCAGGTTATTACAAAGGTTTACCTACAACTGCTCCAGGCGTCAAAAAAACTGCTATTCCCAATGTTACTAATGGCTTAAATACATTTGCATTTACAACGCCCCAAGAGCGCCTGAATGCTCGTAGTGGAGCTTATGGGGTTTTAGAGCCAAATGCTAATGTTTACCTAGAAGTTGCTGAACTTAGAGACCAAGTTGCTCTTTATGAACAAGGTAATACTTCTGGTCTTTTAAAAGATTTATCAAGAGCTGCTGGTATAAAGCCTGTTGACTTTCTCCGTCAGCAGATGGATCTTATGGATATTCAAGGCACAGTTGATGACCCTAAGCCTGATAGCTTTACTAAGCCTAAGCGGGGATGGCAACCTTTTAAGAGTACACAAACTTTTTATGCAGAAAAAGGTTTAACTGCTAATACTGCTGATGCTTTATCACAGCTTGTAGTTTCTCTTTCTTCAGGTAATCCTAACCTTGGTTCTGGTCAAAAGGGTTTGTTTGATTTTAATGCTCAGGAACAAAACCTTCTTTATGAGTTTGCTGAAAGTACCTCTAGAGATCCATTAGATCCATATACTCAACTTGAGTATGTCAGTAAAAAGATTGATTCTTTTAAAACTGGGAATTCTCAGCAGAAAGCCGCTTTTACTTTTCTAGCTGCATCTAAGCCTACTAATACTCAGCTTAAAAAAGCTTTGTTGCTTTTATTCCCCGGTATTAACCGCACATTGCTTGATAGAGCAATTCAAAATATCAGAAACTAATTATGCCCATTACTTTACCAGATGATTTTGAGGAGAAGCCCCTAGAAGATTTAACTCAACAGCCTGTTGTCCCTCCTCCTACGCAACAAACAGAAGAAGAACCCGAAGAAGACCTTTCTGAATTTCAAGAAGAAAAAGAACCCTTTAGGCTTGGACCTGACAGAAAACCTTATACAGGTGAACTCGAAGGCGTTGCTAAGTTTGTTGAGGAAAATATTTATATACCTCTTGTTGATACGTTTGATGGTTCTCGTGATGCTGATGAGGTAGCTGAAGATCGAGCCGAGCTACGTCAAGAAACTGCAGAAAAGTCCAATGAAATAGAGGAGTTTTTTGCTAATGACACTAGCTTTGAAGGTGAAACCATTCGAGCTGGTTTAGGAGCTGTTGAAGACTTTGCTGAAGGCGTTGTAAATCTTCCTGGTGATGTTCTAAGTGTTCTTCCTAATGTTGATGACGACTTTCTTAATGTCGATTTTAACTTTATCAGGGAAAACAATACACAGGCTGGTAAAGCAGTCCGTACTCTTGGGCGTTACCTCATTGCTGCTAGGCAAGGTGGGCGTCTCACAGGCGGCAAGCTTACTGCTGGTAAGACAGGCTTAGGCCTTGCTGGTGGGCGTGCTGCTCAAGGTTTTATTGAAGACTTTATTGGTGCTGATGGTACTGCTGAAGACGATACTCTTATTGGCCGTACTCCCTGGACATCATTTCTACAAACTTCTGATGATAAAAACCCTATTGCTAACCGAACTTTGGTTGGTTTTGAGGGTGCTGCACTTGAAGCATTAGCTATTGGTCCTATAGGTGATTTCTTAAAGAAATCTAATATTGGTGAAAAAGCTGGCAATGCTTTTACACGAGTAAAAGACTTTACTGATTACAAACTTAAATCGGGGTCTCAGCGGAATCTTAATCTTCAAGCTTATAAAAAGCTTTTAGACTTATCGAAAGAAAAGTATTATGGTGATGCGTCTGAGTTTGCTTCGCTAAGAAATCAAGATGTTGACAAGGTATTTTCCACACTTGATGAAGCAGGGGATTTAGATGATATTATTGATAAGGTTGCTGGTCGTGATAACGATATTCGTAAATACCTTATTTTACGTCTAAAGGCACAGAACGCCGCAGAGAAGATTGACGAGGCCTATGACACTGTTAAGTATGGCGGTGCTCCAGAAGAAGAAGTCGTCGATATGTTTGAGATGTCATCTACCAATGCCCGTCTTGAGGATCTTGACAATACACTCATTGCTTTTGGTAATCGTACATCTAAACTAGATGAAAGTGTCGCAGAGCTTTCTGAGCAGCTTACTCGTCAGTCTTCTGCTGGCCCTGGTAGATCACAGGCCATTCAGCAGCTACAAGTTCGTTCACTTGATGCTCCAAAGCTAGCAGATGTAAAGGCAAACAAACTTGCTATCCCAATGAACCTATCTGCTGGTCAGGTACGGTTTATTCAAGATCTCCGTAAGCTCAAAGGTGAAGATGGAAAACTTGCTTTTAAATTCCCCAAAGGCATCACCATCACTCCTGGCCGTCGTATTAAAGGCTTGACCAGTGAAAACGTTGATGAGTTTACTGAAATACTCTCTCAAGGTACTGATGGCAAAATTAAATCCAATCTTTTAGCAAGGCTTGGAAACGTCGATAGGCCACAGGTTGATGATTTTGGAGAAACCCTTGAGTCACTTACAGAGCAAATCAAGCAACTTCAAGCAGAAGATGCTGCTTCTGGTTCTCAGGCAGCTTCAAGTAGACAGGCTCTTCAGCCAATGCTCGAAGAACAGATCAGCCTTAGACAGAAAATCGCAACTGCAAAGCTAGAACGTGAAGCTCTTTATGCCAAAATGAATGGCAAGGATGTTGAGTTTAAAGCTAAAGCGGAGCAAATGAAGACCGATGGGTCTACTGAGCTTTCTCCTGAGACTATTGATGCTGTCGTAAAGAATGCAGATGAAACCATTGCTCCTACAACCCGTGTCAATGCTTTAAGAGCTGGTAAAAATGCTGATGAACTTATCCCAACACAACCACGGGCTGACTTTGGTTCTGCTGTAGATGATGTTAGTGGTGTTAATACAGCTAAGACTATTAAAACTACGGTTACAGAATCTGAATTTCGTTCACTCTCCAAAGATTCAGATACTTTTACTACCCTTAAAGATCTTGCTTCAAAACTACCCCGTTTTATGGGTAAGACTGATGCCGAAATTATTGGCAAGATGCAGTCCCAGCAAGTCCTTGAAATAAAAGAGTCAATGCAAAAAGCATTTGACTTAGGCGAAGTTGATGAGTTTTTTGACGCCAATCCTGAGCTAATTGACAGTGTACGCGGTGGTAAGTATTCAATACTTTCTGTGGAGTCGCAGACGGCAATGGCACTTCTTATTAAACAAAGTGTTCAAGACATCAGTGATCTTTCCAAAACTATTGATAACCAAACAAAAGATGGTGCTCCTGAAGCTTTTGTAAACCTTGAGCGTCTTACAACACGTTTCTTGGCTATGTTTAGTCTTGCTAAAAACAATAGTGGCGCTAGAGGTAGTCTTCTGCGTGAAATTGATGTTATCAATAAGAACCTTGCTACACCAGTACGTCCAGGAGATAACCCACTTTATGATGAGCTTATTAACCGTCAAAAAGATACGTTAGCAAGACAAGAGATTCTGTATAAAAATACTTTAGCAATGGGTGATGAGATTAGAACCAACCCTAAACGCGCTGCACGTGAACTAAGTAGAGCTATAAAAGCTTTGGCTTATGTTCACGCTGAGCCTGATAAGCAGCTTGCTGTTTGGAAGACTTTGTTTGCAGCAAATGTCAAAAACTTAGATGGTTTCTATATTAATTCCATTTTGTCTGGACCTGAAACTCAGTTTCGAAATTTTTGGGGTAACTTCTATCAAACTATTGGTCACCCCTTAATGGCATCTTTAGGTACTGCTATTCCTGGTAAAAACAATAGAGCTGTCCGACTAGAAGCCTCTGCTGTGATGGCAGCTACACACGAAAGTATACTTGAATTTACTGATCTATTTAAGCGTATCTGGAGTAATAACGTTAAAGGTCTAGATCCTGAAGGCGGTGCTTATAACGTTTGGGATGAGGGGCTTACAGAAAATATGGCCAAGATTACAGAATTAAGGGATAAAGGTGAGCTTTCTTGGGCACAGGAAAGTATGTATGGCTTTGCTATCAACATGAGAAAGATTCTTAATTCACCGGCCTTTACGCCCATGATGAAGGTTATGGGAAGTGTGGATAGCTATTTCCGTGTTGTTGCTGGTCGTCAAGTCGTTACCAAACGTGCTGTTGCTGATGCCTTGGATGTTATTGGCGAAAGCCGCCCTTTGACTGAAGTTAGCTCTAAGGAATTTGGTGAGCTTGTCCAGCAATTTAAAAAGAAACATGAGCTGGAAATCTTTGGTGAAGATAAACTGACTTTGATTGATCCCGAAGCAGAAGAGCTTGCTGGTGTCTTTACTTTTCAAAAACCTGTTAGCCAGCAAGATGATGTTACCAAAAAGCTTAACTCCGTAGCATCGCTTCCTGGTGCTCGTCTGTTGGGTCTAACTTTTGTTAAAACCCCATCTGAAATTCTAAAAGCATCATTTAATTTAACTCCAGGTCTTTCTCGTTTGTTAAAAAAAAACGACGAAGCATATAAAAACGGTACTCCATTTTATAGGGCGATGCGTGATGGCCAAGAGGCTATGTCTTATGTAATTGGATTTGGTGCAACCGCAGGTGGTGCAGCTGGTTTTATCACTGGTGCGGGTCCACTTAATCGTGATCTAAATGATAAATGGCGTAAGGATGGTAATACGCCTTTTACTGTTAAACTGCCGTTTGGTGCTGAATTTAGTTATCAAGCATTAGAACCTGCTACAACTATTGTTGGTTTGTTTGCTGATCTTGGAGCTATTGGTCTTGGCAAACAAGAGGCAAGTTTTGTAGGGGCTATTGGCTCTAATGTTGTTAATAAGTCATTCCTTACTCAACTTTCTACAATGGCTGAAATTATAACGGCCACTACAGAAAGAGATTTTGCAAGGTTTGGTCAAAACATTGCCCGTGGACTTACGCCTTACTCAGGTTTCCGTTCTCAGGTAGGGAAAGTCATTGACCCTACAATTCGAGAATATAGAGCACGTCATGAACCTACTTGGTCTTGGTTCCTTAAAAAAAATGGAGGTATGGGTTTATCACGTCTATTACCTGCACGTCCGGATCCTCTTACAGATAAACCGCTTACTAGAGATGGTTATGGCGATGGAGGTGGTAACTTGTTAGGGCTTATAAATATGGCAGTTCCTTTAGGACTACGATTCTCACAAAATCGTACAGACCCTGTTCATAAGGAGCTTTATGACTGGGGCTTTGATATTGAAGATAAAAACCGTGAAATCAGCGGAATTGATCTAACAAATGAAGAAATGGCTGAGTTCAACACTCTACGCTCAGCAAACGGGGACTTTAGAAAAGCTTTTGTTGATTACTTTAAAAGTGACCAATATACAAAAGTTGACAAAATTAGTTCTGATAAAGCACTAGAACGTGGAGACGATGCTTCGACAACAGATGTCTATAGAGAACTTTCTAGTATTACTAATGCGTATGGAAATGATGCTCGCGCAACTATGAAGCTAGGTCTTACTGAGCCATCTAGATCATTTTCTAAAAGATGGACTGAAGCGTTAGAGCGTAAAGCTAAATTTGCAAAAGAAACCAGCGCAAGACAAGATCAACTTAGGTTTAACCAAAATTAATTTTGACTTTAGGCTATGGCTACTACAATTGAATCATTTACTTCTGGGGCAGGCCAAGTCCTGTTCCCGTTTACAATTGAATATATTGCTCAAAGCGACCTTAAGGTTGCCATTGATGGCACAGACACAACTTTATTTACATTTGCCAACGCCACTACAGTTGAATTAAACACAGCTCCTACTACGGGGGCTGTTGTTGCTATTAGACGTGATACGGATGCTGATACCATTGCATCCGAATTCTTTCCGGGCTCATCAATCCGGGCACAAGATCTAAATAGTAATTTTACTCAGTCTTTATATGTTGCCCAAGAGGTTATTCGTGAAGCTGGTGAGGCCACTACTGAGTCTGCAGCAGCACTTGCTAAGTCTGAGACTGCATTAACAGATAGTGCAGCTGCGGTTGTAACTTCAAATGCAGCAACTCAGACTGCTAATACAGCGTCATCTAATGCCAATTCTGCTGTTTCCATAGCTAATACTGCTAATACAACAGCAACTACTGCAGCTTCTGATGCGGCAACAGCAGTCACAACGGCTAATACTTCACTTACTAATAGTACCGCTGCTGTTACTACAGCCAACACCGCTTTAACAGATTCTGCTACAGCTAATACAACAGCTGATAGTGCTGTTACTTCAGCTTCAAATGCTAATACAACAGCGGCTTCTGCTGTTACTACAGCTAATGCTGCTCAAGCTTCAGCTTCTAATGCTGTCACAACAGCCGATTCAGCAGCTACAGATGCAGCAGCAGCTGTCACAACAGCCAACGCTGCTAATACTACAGCGGGTCAAGCTGACACTAATGCGTCTGCTGCTGTTATTACAGCCAATGCAGCTAGTGCTGCCGCTTCTCTAGCTGTTTCCTTCACCCTTGTTTCAAATGTTGCTGGCATTGGCGGCTTATCCCCGTCTGACGGCGATCGAATTGAAGTTGGTGACAGTACAGGTATTGAATCTTTTTCATCCCAAACAGGGTTGCCTTCTGGATTTGTTGGTGCCTCTGGGCTTAGTATAAGACTTGAATATTCCAGCTCTACATCCCTTTGGGGATTTATGAGCTATTTTGCCAATGACCCTGAAGATCGTTATCTAACAAAGAATGTACCAGTTGTTACTGGTGACTCAACAAACGGCTCAGGTCAAATTACTCTTAATTGTGAGAATAATTCTCACGGTGTCAAGATTAAAGGTCCACCACATAGTGCAGCTGCTAGTTATACGCTGACACTACCTGATGATACTGGTACAAGTGGTTATGTACTAAAGACTGATGGTAGCGGTACTACAACTTGGGGTGGAGCAGATGTTGTCTTTGACACTACACCACAACTTGGTGGTGATTTAGATGTTAATGGACACGAGATTGTTTCAAGTGGTACTAATACAGATATTGATATTACCGCTGCCAGACACATAACTCTTAGTGTAGATAATGATGTTTCAGGGCATGATGGTGCGGTTCAAATTATTGGTGGCCCGCTTTCCTGTGGAGCTATAACTAATGCAGGTGTAATTTTAGGATCTACACCTACTTTAAGAGGTTCTGGAACAAGTGGTACTGCATCCTTATCAAACTATGGTTCTTCAGCAAATTCTATAGAAAGTGAATTTAGGCTTAGCACTGACCGCCTAGATTTGTTTTTTGATAATCAACTTTATCTGCAATTTATTGAAGGGCAAGATCTTTCAGTTTACAATACTGCAACCACCAATAGGGGGTTTTCTATTGCTAAAGCTGGCTCTACACTAAAGTTTAAACCACCAGCTTCATTCGTTGATACAACCTACTACTTACCAGCAGCTGACGGTTCTGCAGGTGAAGTTTTAAGTACCGATGGTAGTGGAAACATGTCTTGGGCTAGTCCGCCTGGACGCGAAGTGTTTTTAGGATTCAAACGTACAACATCTAGTAAATTAGAACTTACTTATAGTACGGAATCCGATACAACTACATATCCTATAAAAGATTTTGTGTATAAAAACACACAACATTCTTTTTTAAGTTCAAACAATATCATACATACTACTGGTGCTCTAGCTGGTCAACCAAAACTTGAATTTAACACTAACGGACATCTTATTCTCTCTATCTAATTATGGCACTTATTGATCTCGGCAAACTTAAATTTCAGTGGCAAGGTACATACGCAAACAGCACTGCATACGAAACAGATGACGTTGTTCTTTACAACGGATCTTCTTATGTAGCAACCGCTGATATTCCTGCTACTAATACTACTAATCCCTATGAAAATAGTGATTTTGATGAAATGACGCAGGGCTTTTACTTTAGAGCTGCGTGGACTACAACTAATGTTTATGCCAAATATGAAGTCGTCACGCATAACAGTGCAACTTGGCTTGCAACTCAAACTGTTACTGCGAACAACGAACCTACCAGTAGCTCTGCTCTATGGGATTTACTGACACCAGCACCTGCTTCTAATGTGCTCACCACTGCTGGTGACATTGTTTTCAGAGATGCGGGTAATAACAGCGCACGTCTTCCTGTTGGGGACAAAAATAATGTTCTTACAGTTTTAGAACAACCTAATCACAGCATCCCTGCAAACCTCACGTACTCTGTCGGTACTTCAGTCCCTTATACAGGTATTGTTACTGATGGAGATGATGCTACTAATGTTTATGGCACTGATGCAGCCAATGGTGCTATTAATCTATCGCGTAACCGTAGTTATACGATTACTTTCCCTGCAGATGGAGAGACTTATTCAGTAAAAGATCCAAATGATGCGGCTTACAACATCGCAAACGCGGGGGGACGTGTACCTACAGTTCCAGCTTTTGTTACAAATGGAGGGGATCTTAAACTTACTCTAAATTTAGCATCACCTTCTTCTCTTGTAATTCGTAATGAAAATAGTGGCACTGATGTAATTACTATTACTGTAAATAATCTTGCGCTTGTCCCTGGTTATGGTGAACCAGAAATTGAATCTAACCTTGGCTTCCGGTGTGCCAACGACTACCGCAATACACAAACAGCTGGTATTCTTGCTATCCAACAACATCCTGAATATGGTCGTGGTGGCATTGGTGGCAACACTCCTGGTGAGACTGCCTTTCATGCCCAGTCTGTTGTTGCAAAAAACGGTAAAACTTATAGTTGGGGCCGTTTTTACAATGTTACTACCGCAGGCTCAACTTATGGTGCAGAAGCGATTGGGGGGCCGCAATCAGCTGTAGGTACAAGAAGCAGTGGAGTTTACACTGCTCAAATGTCTTTGCCCCAGCATTTTAGAGCCGCCGTTGCTGGTAATACCGTTGATGCAAAGTTTCTGACTGACCTGGAGAATAATGACCTAGGCTATAATATATTTTCAACACCAAAAATTATCCAACAATACCGTGTAAAAGATCAGAATATTGTACTTACCGAAAACGGTATGCTATTTAAAGCTGGTGGAGGTACTGATGTTGGATCTGATGGCAAAGGTCAGGTGAGGTCAGCTAACGAAGCACTGAAAAATATTGCTGCTTATGACCAAGATGGTTCAACCGAATTAGTTGGTACTGCTCGCCCGAAATTTAAGCAATTTGCTTTTTCCGCTAAAGATGGAATGTACGCCACCGCTGCATCCTCCGATTCTATTGGAAATCTTATGGCTGTAAGTACTGATGGTGAAGTATTTATAATGGGCATGAACAACGCAGGACAGCTTGGTCAAGGTGATACAACTGCAAACTACTTTTTCAGACGTATTAACCCTACAAGTTTTGGTAGTGTACCAATCGTTTCTGTATTCTGTTTTGGCAGAGCTGGTGCTGTTAGTGCTTATGCTATTGATGAGAACGGTAAGCTTTGGGGATGGGGCGATAATTCAAGTGGACAACTAGGCGATAATTCAGTAACAGCCCGCTCCACTCCAATTGAGATGACTTCTGTTACTGGTTCAGCCATTAATGGTAAAGCTGTAACTCATGTTATGGGCAATGCTGCTGATTGGGGCCGTGCAAAGTTTTACATTTTAACTACTGAAGGTAAAGTATATTTCCTAGGCAACCGTGAAGAATATGGTTCAAACAATGGAGTACATTCAAGTACAAATGTTGGTGTTGATGCAACGTTACCTGTTGAACTAGACGATGCGGCTACAACCATTAATAGTGATAACCAAGAGGTTGTTTCTATGTGGATGAGTAGCAGTCGTAAACCTACGCAATGGTTTATCACTGATGGAGGTGATTCTGGTGTTATCCGTATGTATTCATGTGGTTATAATGGCTCAAATCAGCAAGGTACGGCTAACTCAATTACATCTGGTGCAACTGCTTCCGTTGCGAGTGATTGGAATTTAGCTGAATGTGTATTCCGTACTGGAGATACTACTACTTCTATTCGCGAAAGTGTAGGTACTTTAGTAAAAGTTGGTGATCCTTGTATTGTTTATGCAGGACGTGGTATTTATAATACTGGCGCTATCGCTTATCACTTTATGCTTGACTCTAATGGTCAACTATGGCAAAGCGGTAACTTTAAAGCGTATAACCCTTCATTGTTTATCGAAAATGATAATAATGTGGACTTTGAAGGAAACGCCACGAATTCTATCGGCTGGCGTGCTGTAAATACACAACCGGAACCTTTTGTCAGTGTGATGATGGGTGATGGTGCTCAGAACTTTGAAAACTGGGTATGTATTGGTGCTTCTGGAAATGTTTACCACGGTGGCGTTGTTGATACTGAGGGTGCCGTGTTGGCTTGTAACGGGTTCCATTTGAAACCATTAAATCTTTGATTAATTAATTAACTATGTTTTACAACTACAAAAATACCGGTCTAAAAGAGACCTGGGGTTATGGACTTCCCGGTAGTCCTGACATTGAAATTCTAAGCAACACTGTCTTTGCTTTGCGTCCTGGCTGTAATCTAGATGATGTATCCAATAGTACAATTACTATTACAGCATTAACCGCCGAAGAAACAGTAGTTGCAAAAGAAGAATGCGGTCTTCCTGCTGATTACACACCTGAACCTAAAGTAGACTAATGATTACTCTTATCCGTCCAATTCTTTTCTCTTTTTTGACTTCTGATAAAGTCAAGCGCCTTATTGTTGATCTCTTAGAAAAGTTATCACAACAAACAGATAATGACATCGATGACCAGGCTGTAGCCATCATCCGCAGAGGGCTTTTCCCTTGCAAAACTGGTCAATGTAGTATCTAATCAAAATGTCTATTAATATTATAGACCTATTTGCTAATTTTAAAGGTTTAGACCATCAAATTAAAGCAATCGACGCCCTGGAAGAAGTTCTTGGGCCTGATAATTTGTCTGATGACGCTACTTGGGTCAAGCTCTGGCGTTCAGCGTATTATCCAGAAAGTATTTCTAACACCTGGGATGGTATTGAGATGGCTGCTATTCAAGCTGGGGCTAAGTTCCCACAAGTTGTAGCTGCTCAATGGGCTCTTGAAAGTGCTTGGGGACAACACGTCTCCGGCAAAAACAATTTTTTTGGCATTAAAGGTCCAGGAACTGTCAAGACCACCTGGGAAGACTATGGTGCAGGTGCGGTAACTATTAAGGCCTCTTTTAAAGATTACCCTACAATTTACGCTTGCATCCTTGAGCTTGTCACTCAATGGTATAAAGATTATAAGTCTTATCGTGGTGTAAACCGTGCTGAGACTTGGCAAGAATGTTGCTATCTTCTCAAAGCCGAAGGGTATGCAACAGATCCAGTATATGCAGAAAAACTAATTAACCTTATTAAGGCAAATGATTGAAGCTGGTGTTTCAGCAGGCATTGCTGTTATTGCTGGTGTTTCTGCTGTTGCTAATAGGTTACATAACAGAATAAATGCTGTGCATAACCGCATTTCTGAACTCGATAATCGCATAGACAGACTTGAGTTGTATTTCGCTCAAAACTATGTCAATAAAAGTGATTTCGTGGTTGCTCTTGAAAAGATGGAGAGCCACATGATCCGCATCGAGGAAAAACTGGATAAATTGCGAAACTTTTAATGGTTAAAAAAGAACAAACCAACATGGGCACCGAGGAGCAGTTTGAGACTCTTCACGGCCTTGTTACCTCTGAATTTATTTCACGTATCAAGGCCGGTGAATCCTCTACTGCTGATCTCCGTGCTGCTTGTGAGTGGCTAAAAACTAACGGCATTACAGGGATTCCTGTTGATGAAAGCCCCTTGGCAGATTTGCTGGGGCTTATTCCTGAACTTTCATTTGAAGATATACAGACCGAAATCTCATGAGTCTTTATCGCAATATAAATAAGCGTAAAAAGGCAGGTACTTCACGTTCTAAAAAGAACTCAACAGTATCTCCTAAGGCTTATAGCAACATGAAAAAAGGTTTCCCTAAAAAGAAAAAATAAGGAGAAAACAATGCCTCAAGGTAAAGGAACTTACGGTACTCAAAAAGGCCGTCCCCCAAAAAAAGCTACACCCCCTAAAAATAAAGGTAAGAAGTAATGGCACCTAAGGTCTCTTCAAACCCTGGGAAGAGTGCCCGCTATTACGCCAAAAACCCTAAAGCTCGCGCCAAAAAGAATGCTGCACAACGGCAGAGAAACAAGACAAGCGAGAACCGTGAATACAGATCTGAGCTTAATGCCGCAAGACGCAAAGCAGGTATTTACGGTAAAGGCGGGCCTGATATGTCCCACACAA